GTTCAATCACTTTCAGGTAACAATACATATTATGTTAAAGTTGCTGATATTGGCAACACTATTAAATGTAAAGTAGTTGTAAACTCGTTTAGATATACATTAACAGCTGAGTCAGCAAACACACAAATAGTTATAGCTTAAGGTAAAGAAATGGCCATAGCAAGAGATAAGTTTGATAAAGCAAGTACTAAGTTTCAGGTCTATTCAGATTTTTTAAACGATCTGACACCGCATCCTGTTGTCAAAGATATTGTGCGCTATACTAATGAAGCATCTGTCAATAGATCTATTCGTAACCTATTACGTACAAATCGCGGTGAGAGGCTGTACCAACCTGACATAGGCTCAGACCTTCAACAGCTTTTATTTGAGCCAATGATTGAATCTACTGGGGATCTTATTCGTAAATTCGTACAGAATACTATTACAAATTATGAACCAAGAGCAAAAGTTTTAAATGTTGAGGTAAAAGCATACGAAGAAAGCAATGCGTACTCAGTCACTATATATTATATGCTCATAAATAAACAAGACCCGGTACAGCTAACAGTAACCCTAGATAGAGTAAGATAATGGCAAACTCCAGTATTGTATTAACCAATCTTGATTTTGATACAATTAAATCAACATTTAAATCGTATCTGCAATCCCAGGATAGGTTTAACGATTATGATTTTGATGGCTCAAATATTAACGTACTGTTAGATGTACTAGCGTACAATACGTATCATAATGCCTTCTATCTTAACATGGTTGGCAATGAAATGTTTCTGGATTCTGCGCAGCTGCGTGACTCAGTCGTTTCACATGCTAAAGAGCTTAACTACGTACCTCAGTCATTCCGTTCAGCACAAGCTAACGTCAATATTAATATTGTTTCCACTGACACTAATAAAAGATCTGTTGTTATACCAAAGGGTACAACATTTACATCGCGTCTTTTAGACAAGAACTATACCTTCTCTGTTGATGAGAATATCATCGTAAGTGAATATACTCTAATAGATAATACTATTTCTTTTACAGGTAAGAATATTACTCTTTTTGAAGGTTACTATGTTAACGACACATATACCTACACATATGGTACTCCTTCCAAGCTCATCATTTCGAATAAGAACGTTGACATCTCGTCTCTTTCTGTAACTGTTGTAGAAGACTCAGGCGCCTCTACTTTGGTTTACAAGCGCGCTACATCGATGTTCGATCTCACCAAAGACTCCCTTGTATTCTTTGTACAAGGTGCTGAGTCTGATTCATATGAGATTGTATTTGGTGATGGGGTTACAGGTCGTAGACCTAAGAACAATTCTATTATCTCTATTGAATACAGAATCTCCAATGGTGAACTACCAAACGGTTGTAATAGATTCGTACCTGATTCTACTATTCAAGGCGAAACAAATATTAACGTTACTACTAACTCTGCAGCTGCTGGGGGTAACGTATATGAGACAACCGAGTCAATTAAGTATAACGCACCGAGACACTTTACTTCACAAGAAAGAGCTATCACAACAGAAGACTATGAAACACTTCTGAAGATTAACTTCCCTGAAATTAATACAGTGACTGCATACGGCGGTGAAGATCTAGATCCTCCTCAGTTCGGTAAGGTATATGTTTCTGTTGACCTCAAAGAGGTTGATGCACTTCCAGATATTAAGAAGCTTGAGTACTATCGCTTCCTGAAGCCACGCTCACCTGTTTCGATTGACCCAGTATTCGTTGATCCTGAATACACATATCTTGGTGTTACATCTAAAGTCAATTACAACGTTAATATTACTGCACTTACAGCTGATGATATTAAGACAATTGCAGGATCTGCTATTCTTCTTTATGCAGAGAACACTCTTAATAACTTCAATAGAACGTTCCGCTATTCGAAGCTTATTCAGGCGATTGATAACTCGCAAGTATCAGTCATTTCAAATGAAACTGATATAACAGTTATTAAGATCGCAACACCTGAAATTGGTAAGTTCCTAACGTTTGATATCAATTATAATATCCCGTTAACTGTCGAACAGCAATCTACACAACGCACTAATCAGTTTAGTGTATATACATCATTCATTCAATATAAGGGCATTAAGGCCTTTATTAGAGATAATGGTAATGGTTCTTTAAATGTACTTTCTGCTGCTACAGAGGCGTTAATTGATACAGTCGGTACTATTGATTATGATAAGGGACTGCAATATTGTTGAAGAAGACATTTCTATCACAGCAGTAGCCATCAGGGATTAATAGATGAGAAATATTGAGAGTAAAATTTCTCCACTTATTGCTGGTCTATTCCCGTCGTTCTATGAAACAGACGGCCCCAACTTTATTGCGTTCATGCAAGCTTATTATGAGTGGCTTGAGCAAAACTTTCAGTTACTTGATCTAGAAGATGTTACTAACTTTAATGTTGGTGACACAGTACAGCAAGACAATATAACAGGTACTATCTACTCTGTTAACAATAAGAGTATTCTTGTATTAGTAGATGGGCTTGAGACATTTAAGTGTTTCAATATATGTTCTGAACTTATTCCTGTTACATCTTCTTCGGGCGGATCATCTTTTATCCTAACAGGCGGTACAACAAGAAGACTAGGTTCTATTTTCTACAGCCGTAATCTTTCTAACATTCGCGATATCGATACTACATTAGATCTATTTGTTGTTCGCTTTAAAGAGAAGTATCTCAAGAATATTGAATTCGATACGCAGACTAATAAAAGACTGCTCGTTAAGAACTCACTAGATCTTTATCGTTCAAAGGGCACGTCACGTTCTATTGATCTATTCTTTAGACTGATCTATGGTGTACAGTCAACAGTTTATTATCCAGGCGATGATCTATTTCGTCTATCAGATGCTGAATGGTTTAAGCCTCAGTATATCGAAATAAACTCTACATCTGTTGATAGAGCCATCACACTTGTTGGTAAACAGATCACAGGTGTAAACTCCGGTGCAACTGCATTCGTAGAGCGCTACGTTAAGAAGAAAGTAAACGCTGGCTTTGTCCATGCGTTTTATATCTCTAATGTCCGCGGCGAATTCGAAGTAAATGAGCGTGTTAAGTACGTTCAGATCTTCCCTGATTCTCCTAGAATTGTCGGCTCATTAACTGGCGCGTCAATTATTGACGGCTCGGAAGCCTTTCAGGTTGGTGATCTAGTTAACTTCGAATCTGTCACAGGTCTTGGCGCTCTTGGTCGTGTTACATCAACCAAAAAGGGTACAGGTGAAGTAACATTCAAGCTTGCGAACTCAGGCTGGGGGTATACAACTAACAGAGTTGGTCAAGAGACTGCTTTTACCTCAAATACTTTCCTATCAGATACTATTCTACTATTAGCCAACGTTGAAGCAGGTCAATTCCTTGCTAACGTCAACCCTACATCTGGGGGTATAGGTTACAGCAATAATGATACAATATATGTTTCGTCACGTTACTCGCAAGGCATAGCAAAGCCATCTACTAATACTGCTGGTGGTATTTTATCAATTAAGGTTTTGGATCGTGGAGCAGGCTTCTATCCATCATTAGAGACTCCAGTTGTAACTGTTATTAATAGCACAGGGTTTTCATCTGCGGGTATCGGCGCATCGTTAGCGCCTGAATATAGCTATCCAAAGAAGTATTTTGAGTATCTTGAAACTGTAACAGAACCTCTCTTTACAATTACATATCAAAATGATCTCAATATTGAGCTACTTACACCTGGGGCTTCTATACAGCTTAATAACGTTAATGACTTTGGTAAATTAATTGAAATTGATACTAATAGCAATACTATGGTTATTAGTATGCTTAATAGAGATACAATCACATCAGGTGATGTTGTTTATCTTGAATCTAATACTGATAGTAAAGTCGATGTTATTACTGTTACACCACGCGATGTAACAGGGCGTGTTATAGCATTAGGTAATACTGGTACAATGGAAATCGGTACACCACGCGGTCTATTCAACGTAGGTGATACAGTACTTCAAAGAGATACTTCAAACGAAATTGTTGCATCTGCTATGATTACTAAGACGAGCAATCTAACACTTGCTGGAGGCTTCATATCTGTAGCTGATATTAGCGGTGTATTTCGTCCTAATCAAAGTATATTTGTATCCGGGAAAGATACAACTACCAACTCAGTATTTAAGACTATTACTTTTAATGTTGCAGTTGCCGGTTCCTCTAATACATTTATCGATGCATATACACCGTTTTTCTATTCTGCTAATAACGGCACAAGAGCTTTTATCGCAAGTAAGACATCTGGCGCTAATGCTCAGTATAGAATTGCATCGCTTCTCGATACACAGGATGTTAAATTAAATACAGATAGATTAAGCAATACTGCATTACTCGAAACAAGTCTCAATGCATTAGCGTATGGCCTTCCATATAGTCCCTCAGCTAATCTTTCTTCGGTAATCTTTGGCGCTTTAGCCTTCGAGGGTATTACGCTCGGGTCTATTAGAACATTAGGCGATATTAACCCTGGTTCAGGCTACAATAGAGACCCTATTGCATCACCATTCCAGTCCTTTGTTACAGGGTATCAAGCTCGCGACTATGTGTTTACCGTAAGCAATAATCAATCATCTTTTGCTGTGGGTGAGTATGTTACACAGGTTAACTCTAAGAACTTTGTTAAGGTCTCGGTAAGTAACACTGAGCCTTATCGTTATGGTGAAAAAGTATTTGCCGCAAATACCACAACTAATTTTATAGCCAATGGTGTAGTATTCTATGTTGATCAGTTTGCCAAGTATATTGATCTTGAGCTTACTGAAGGAACATTCCCCACATCCAATAACTACAATCTAAAGTCGATAATAACTACAGCCAATTCCTTTATTACTAATGCTGTACCATTTACAGGTAGTGTAACAGCTCGCGGACTTGTCAAGGAAAATATTGATAATCTGCTTTATGTTAAGAGAATTCAGTTAGATACTTTATTTGAGCTTAATAAGACTATTAGAGGTAACCTCTCTGGTACTACTGCTAACGTTATTAGTATTGGCATTGATACTAATTCTGATCCTATCGGTCTTAATGCTGAAGTTAGCGCCAAAGCTTCAACAGCAAATGGGGTGATTTCACAAATTCAGATTATTGATTCGGGTTATGGTTTCTCAAATGATAGTGAGATTGAATTCTCAACATCAGGTGATGATCGTATAGGTACTGTATCAAATATCAAGGGTGGCGTTGGAACAGGTACAGGCTTCTATAGAACTGCAAAAGGCTTCTTGTCAGATGTATCGAAAGTACATGATGGGGATTACTACCAGGAATACTCATATGATATTCTATCCCGTATTCCTATTGAGAAGTATGCAACAATGTTTAAGAAGGTTATGCATACTTCAGGTACTAGGTTCTTTGGTAGCGTATTAATCGATTCACTTGCTAACACAACAGTGTCAATTGCTAACTCAGCCTTGGAAATCACAGATGATTCACCGTATACTATTCAGGATCGCGAGTCACTCGACGTACAGGATAGAGGTGAACTGTTTATTGAAATTAGAGAATAACAGCCGAAATAGGGTATAAATATAGTTTATGAGCATTAATCAAAAAATTACGTCGACACTGAACGTTCAAGCTGCTGAATCTTTTGTACAGTCCGTACTTGAGAATGCGGCTTACTATGTGTTTGCAGCTAAACATACTCCATTCGGCCCTGGCGCAGGAGAGGGATCAGATGAGATACCCCCTGTTCCTCAAGATACTGTAGTATCATCTATTCAAACATATAATGATATGATCTTTGGTAAAAAAATCAAGGGTGATAGTATCATTAATATGATCAAGCGCTATGAGTGGAGTGAAAATGGTGTGTATGACATGTATCGGGATAACGATACTGATCTAGCATCAAAGCAATTCTATGTTGTTATTGACGACTCTGTTGAACTGAATGTATACAAGTGTCTCTTTAATAACAACGGCGCAAAATCAACTCAAAAGCCTTTCGGCAAAGATAATACACCTATTGAATTTCCACAGGATGGTTACATCTGGAAATACATGTATACTATCGACCAGTTTAATATTCGTAAATTTGCAACATCAGAGTATGTTCCAGTTACACCTAATCAAGAAGTTGCTAATGCAGCTGTAATAGGTTCAATTGAGATTATCACTGTTGACAATAACGGTGCAGGCTATAACAACTATACTATCGGACAGTTCCCTGATACAGCTTCTATTGCTGTCGGCTCCAATCTAAAATTTGGTCTTGATGTAAGCGCATCTAGCATTGATACATTCTACAAGAATTGCTTGATCAGAATGACATCAGGTATTGCTACAAATGAATATAGACTCATAACTGATTATACTATTACAAATGGTCAGAAAGTAATTACGATCGACCGTGCGTTTAATAATAGACCTAACGCTGGCGATGAGTATGAAATCTATCCTAACGTATTCGTTTACGATGTAAGCGGAACAAGCTCTGCAAATTGTGTTGCGCGTGCAATTGTTAATTCAGCAATCGGCAATGCGATTTCAAGAGTAGAAGTGCTCAACACAGGCGCCGGATATAGATTAGCAACAGCTAAAATTAAGACAGCAAATATTGTATCTGTTACCAGTAATGCGGTAGTTGTACCTATTATTTCACCTCCTGGTGGACACGGCTTTAATATTAACAACGAACTATTCGGGCGTTATGTAGGTATTTCGTCAAGCTTTATCGGCAATAATGAACCACTATCGGCTAACAATGATTATCGTACGGTAGGTCTATTAAAGAACCCTCAATTTGCTAATGTCAGTGTTATTCTTGATGCAGGCAGTATTACAGGATCTTTTGTTACAAACGAAAACGTTCTTCGCTATAAGCCTGTTCGTTTACACGGTAATGTTAATATATCTGCTAATTCTCTTATTATAGGGGATCAGACCTCTTTTGTTGATACTCTCCGTACCAATGATAGAGTAATTATTACTAACGGCATTTCAAATATCTATGCTAATGTACAAACAATTACAAGTGATGCTCTATTAACTATTGATAAAGAGCCTTCATTCATTGGGTCTAACTGCTCCATATATCTTATTGAAGCTGAAAAATTCGGCAAGGTACTTGATTATAATTCTATTAATATCTCACTAACAGATGTTAATCCTGTAGGTCTTGAACTAAGCTCATACTTGCTAGGTGAAGTATCATCTTGTACAGCTAGAGTTTCTAATACCCAGCCTTATATAAGAGTCAATGGCCGCGATGCTGATGAGTTTAATGCATTTAACCAGCTTACAACATTTGTCGGGTCGTTTACATCTACTAATGAATTTGTAGAAGATGAGTTCTTAATTCAAGATACTGACGACATCGATACTAGCCCGACCGCAAGAGTACATTCGTACCGCGACAATCCAGGCTCAGCAAACGATTATCTATATGTTACTAACGTCTCTAACGTGTTTGATCTCAATGGAGTTACTGTAATTAGAGGGCTTACATCGAATGCCTACTTCGAT